TCGGTTTTATATAAAAATCCAGCACAGATGTTTTCCACAATAAAACCAGTTTTAGGTAACATGTTAATGGAAGGAGCTTTCCAACTATGCTGACTCCACCACTCTACTAACGTATAATAATCATAACGTTCGTATTTACGTACTTGCACTATTTATCCGATTTTTACTGGAACATTTTGTTTGGTTCAAGCTAGTTTAGTACCAATCTTATACTTTTGTTTTAGGGCTTCTAGCGCCTTTTCTCTTGCAATAGAAGCTTCAACTGCTCCCATGTCTGGAGCAAATCCGCCATAGTTTGGATCTTTTTCTGCATCTTTAGTTTGAGCCATGATATTAGCTAGTTCATTTTGATAATCTGCTGCTGACTGTTGTATTGCTTTCTTTGCAGTATCTGTCCCAACAAATTGTTTAGATGGGTCATAAGTCTGCGTCTCACCAAACTCCTTGGAAAGATCTTGCATGCCACCGAGCTTTCCTAGAGCAGCTAATCTTGCGCGTTGTTGGTCTGACGCAATATTAGATCTCGAAGCCGCGCCTTGGGGATTAGCTAGACCTACATAACTACCAAGATCGACACCAAAAGTTTCACCTCCAGATAGATCACTTAGTCCAGCGGATTTAAGGTCTTCTTCTGTTGCGGTGCCAGATTTAATACGTCCAATAACATCTGATAGGCGTGTATTCTCTTTACTAGCCTTAAATTCTAATTCACCTGTAAGAGGGTTGATTTGTTCTCCAATCTTACCTTCTGTAAACTTTTTAAGACCTTCTGCTCGAGCTTGGTATTCTTGAGCTTGTGCTTGGGCAGCTTGTTGAGCAGTGTCTAGTTGAGAACCAAGACCGGCAGTAGCTCGTTGAGCTTGTGCAAGCTGTTGTTGTGGTCCCTGACCCATTAAAGCCAAATCCAGACGAGATTGACCGCTTGTGTATGTCTGAGCAGGTTTAGCTACAAATCGTTGTAATAAAGCTGTTCTTCCGCCAGAACTAGCTAGATTCTGACCTAGTTGTTGAGCTTGAGTTGCTTGTTGCTGTAGCTGTTCAGCATTAGCTAGATTGGTAGGGCCGCCGTATTGACCAGAACGATACTGAGCAAATTTCTGTACGGTATTATCGTCGGCTTTTGTAGGGTCAGCTAATACTTGTTGAATACCCTGCTGAGTAGCATTTACATCTTGATCAGAGGTTAGGCCGGTTTGTTTTGCTTGTTGTTGAAACTGTTGCTGAGCCCCTGTTACAGCTTGCTTAGTTTGTTGACCAGCTTGCTGCACACCAGTACCTACGGTTTGATTAAGGCGATTACCTTGATTAGCTTGAGCTACCCGCTGAACGCTGGTAAAACCAGTCCCTACCTGTCTCGGTTGATTAGCCGCAGGTTGGACTTGTTTATTTTTATCTTGGTCTTTAATAGTAATTGCCATAGGGTAAAGCTCTACCTATATAGTTGTTAATACAAAAGATTATTGTCCAAAAGCAACAACACGTAATCTATACTTTTGTCCGTTTTGTAACCCTGTAATATTATTAATTAATACACCGTTTTGGGTTTGTGTCCAGCTAATAAATACTCCAGAGGACGGATACATACCAGTTGTGGTTAGATTTACAGCACTTAATACAACAACGCCATCTATCCTGCCGGAAATATCTAAAGGAAAACTAGTGGTAGTTGTAGGTGCCCCAGCAGGGTCCACGGTAACATCTATCTCTTTTACAGTACAGAGCATATTATCTCGTAAGGTAAGCTTACGATTTAAAACATCGTACATATTTTCTATCCCGATATTAATAGATACGGATAGCTGATCCACTAATGCTTGGAATTCTTGAGCAAAGTCAGTTTTATATAAACGCCTAAAAGAAGGTAGCTTCATATATTACCTGTAAGCCCTTGTTGAATATTCGTCGCCTGTTAGAGTCATGCCAGTGATACCATACTGCTCACGAGCTACGTTATGTTCAAATTGAACTACGATATAGCGACAGCGTTGACATTGGCGAGGGATATACGTTCTAAATGGAGCAGGGTGCGATCCTCCACCAAAGAAGCCAGCACCAAACGGAGCATACCCAAATATACCGTTTCCATCACCGTTAAATGGTATTTCAACAAGCTGTGGTAGTAGATCGGTAGCCACTCTAACCTTAGCGCTTGTGAAAGCTTTATTTAGGAACATCACGGTCATCTCACGGAAATGTTTATATGTGAGCGGATTACCGAAATGATTAGGTGAGTATGTAAACTTAGTCTTGATTGCTTTATAAGCTTTAAGATCTCCTACAATAAAGTCCAAAGCTAGATTTAACGTTACATACTTCGTAACGTAATTTACATCAGTAATAATACCTTCTACTAGGGAAGTATTACTGATGGACATATAATTAGAGAATGCGGGAGCTTGCTCGTTATTGATCTTGCTAATAATAGCATTGTAGCAAGTTTGGAGATCTCTAAAGTCATTATCAACAGTCGCCCAAGTTCCAACAGTACCAGGAGTAATTACGGAGACTTGAATAGAAAATGTATTAGCGTCCAAAACTGTAACTTGATGAACTCCATTAATGCTAGGATAGCTATCACTCCCACTAATATTGATAATACGGCCAGTAAGTAGACCATGACCAGTGCTACTAATAACAGTGGGATTAGAAGGTGAAGCATTTGTAACACTTCCAGTCTTTGAAGCGATGGTTGTATAATAATTAGGCGTGATAATTACTGGATCAGAATCAATCTTATTTGCTAGTTCAACAAGCTTAGTACGCATGTTGTCACCAGCAGATGCAGATAGGGTAGATTCAAAGTCGTTGTCAGAGAACCCTGGATCTAGGTCAATTTTCTTAAGAAGCATGTTAAATAAATAGGGAGTCAAAGTCTGACTTTGAGTTATAACATCACCAACAGCTAGCTTAGATACATCAGGGAGTCTGATCCTAGTACCGAAGTAATTATTAGCGGTAAGAGGGATAGAATATTCACGGTCTGAATAATCCGACCTAGCAAAATCCTTGCGCTCTTGCTCGATACTGTTTATATCAGCAGCACCTAGGTAAACTTTATCGTCTTGGAAGTTTACGATTCCGCATGTCTTGGATTGATCAAAGCTAGTCCAGCTGTTTGTAAGGTTACTAAATCGATAAGCTATAGTTGCTACTGTGTCAGATGGATTTTTAACAGTGTAAACGGTGTAAGAGTTATCAGAATCGTACCCAACGCCCCAAGTTGCTGTTTTAAATCCAGTATAAGAACTAGAAGATACTTTAAGAACCTCAGTGTCGATCGGACGAGATATAGCAGGGTTACTGACACCCGATTCGGTGATAGATACGATACCTTGAATGGTCCATGCATAGATGTTGTTATTGGCAACAGCTACAGAATCAGGAGCACTTAGGATACAAGAGCTATCGAATAATGATAGCGTGAAAGGGGAAACTTCACCGGAAATACGGAATAGTCCGTCTTCTTTTAGAACGAATAAAGTATCACGTAGAGGGAAAATACGAAGGATCGCTTTATCCATTACACCAACATCAAAGTAGTTAACAAGAGGTACGGCTTCTGGTTGGTTTAGCTTTGAATAATAAACACGATTTGGTTTATCATCATTCTCAGTTACGGTAGCAGCTGATGACTTTGTAACTCCACCCTTTGTACCGGAAGTAGTGATGGTTTTATTAACTCTAAAGGTTGTGCTGCTTACGTAGCTAATTTCATGGTGACCATCAATAGACGGAACACAGTCAGAACCAGAGATGATAACCTTATCTTTATTGATAAGTCCATGAGGAGTGCTGGTTGTGATTAGCATTGTAGAAGGAGTACCAGTAGAGATACTTGAAATAGTGAGAATAGGGCCTAGGTCTGGATTAAAGGCTAGACCAGCAGTTTCATTATTTGTCTGAATATAGAAAGGTTGTGTATTAAGTCTACGAGCCTCAATTACCATCTGACCTGGAACTTGATCAGAGCCTGATAGATAATATGCGTAAACATTTTCTGTTCTGTTTTTGTTGATGATACGCACTAGACTACGAGCAGTCTCATCTACAGATTGAGAAGGAGAAACTAGATCAGATAGAAGAACATCTAAAGCACCTTGTTGTGCAATATTTACAGTAAATCCGCTAGTACCAGCGGTAGCATCTGCGCAAGGTCCGTAAGAGATATTAGTAATAGTAAGTACGTCAGAGACTACTTCTACATCAAAATAAGAAGCTATGGCTGTTCCGGTTGCAAGAGCAACAGTGGAAGCAGAATCACCAGAATTAATTGACACCCTAATTCCGGTTTTACCTGATACAGCTGGATCTACGCCAGCACCAGAAACATCATACCAAACATAGTATTGGTTTTGATCAAATGCTGTATTAAGCGTAAAATATAGATTGTTTAAAGATCCACCACCGTCACCCAAACAAGTAATATTGGTGATTTCTTGGGTTACTTTTTCTCCTACGCCAGAAGTAGTAACAGAGATACTAAATCCACTATCGCCGACACCGGGAGAGTCCGTGTACCCTACGTCTAAATTTTGGACAGTAACAACTGACCCCGTGACAGAAATTGTAAAATCTAAAGCTAAAGTACTAAGGGTATTAGATAGTTTAGTGGCAACTTGTGCTGCAGTATCACCTGCTGTTATTACTACCTTGACCCCAGTTCTTCCAGACACAGCTGGGTCTACTGAAGCTCCGGTATCAAACCAAATGTAGTATAAAGACTCATTATTTGCAGAGTTGAGGGTAAAATATTTACCGTCTAGTGTAGCTCCAGAGGTAGTGGTAATATCTGCAACTTGCGCAACTCCCTTAACAAATCTATACGTATTAAATGTACCATCTCTGTTAGTAATGGTTAAGCTAGGGTTATTACCTGCATCATACTCAGTAACAAGAGAAGACACACCCAATAGAGAAATTATCTTCTTATGCTTAGTTCTGGTGTTTGCGTAGAAGGCTACGTTTTTGAACTTATTAATATCTTTTGCAAAGGGAGGAATTTCATTGCTTTGTAGAATGCCCTCGCCTGATTGAGCATTTGTATAAAGATTAGCTCCACGGAAAGAATCAGGAGTAATATCAGTAACAATCATCTGAAGAGCAGCCAATTCAGCAGCTGAAGGATACCCTTCGTATACTAGCTGCATTTCGTCACCAGGAGCTACATCTGTAGACAATACCTGGGCACCTGTTGCTTCTGCTACGGAAGTGCGATAAAGTTGTAAGAAGTAATTAGAATTAACATCTTCTGGAATTGTAACGGTGAGCTTAACATTTGAAGAAGTAGTAGCGACAAAAGACAAGTAGTTGTTTATTAGAGTTGTAGAAAGAACTCCACTTTGTTGAGCTTGTAATTCAGAAAGAATTGCACTATAATAAGTCTGAAGAGCAGCTAGTTGTGTATGTGTTGCAGGATCTGATGGATTACCAGGAGTAGTGATTGAGCGGAAGTTATAGCTCTCAATATAAGCACCTGTGATAGTAGCAGAGCCATCTGGAACAGTAATTGGGAAAGTAATTGTATTGGGGGTTACGTCTACGCTTGATACTGTCTGATTACCATTAATAGCAAGCCCAGTAAACCCTGATAGATTTATTTTATCTCCTACTACAAAGTAAGTAGATGGTGAACCAGTAAAGGTTACGGTGCAGACATTGGATGTAACGGAGGCTGAGCTAATAGTTAAAGGTACTCCGGTGCCTGTGTCGTTTGCATACTTAATGTCTTGATCAATCTTAGTGGCAGTGTTTACTAATTGATTTCGTAGCTCTAGTGCGGTAGAATTTAAAGTAAGACCAGGAGTAGTCCATAAAGAGCTTACATAGTTACCGTCAGTAATCAAAGATCCCGATTGATTGACGGAATCTAAGCCGTTTAATAGGTTAACAAAGTCTTGTAGTATTACGGTAAGTAAGGAGCTATAAACAGAAATGCTTTGACTAGGAGAACCTAAAATGAGGTTATTATTTTTATCTCTTGTCGCCCACACTGCACGGTAGGCAACAGCAGAGTCAGCAGTTAAAAATCCTGAAATATTACCTTGCGAATAAACAGGTTCTGCGGTAAGATCAATAGCTTTAATACCACCAGCAGGAGTAATAAACCCGGAAGTATTAGTGAGATCAGAAGCAGAAGCAGCTGAGATCTTTTGGATACCTTCTGATGTTGTAAAATAGAAATTTCCATTAGACTCAATGCTCTTTATCCGTAATCCAGATTGGGTTTCTGAATAGGTACCGGAGAAATCGTCAAAAATAGCTAGCCCAGCATCGTCGGTTGTACCAGTATCAAAAGCTAATTTGTTCGAATAATGAACAAGGATTCTATTTTTATAGGTAGCGAGTTGCTTGGCTCTATCAGAAGGTGAACCAAACCCTGTATCGTAGATTTTATAACCACGACGAGACTCGATGATATCATCACGACGGATAATACAGTTTGATGCTTCTGTTAATGATCCAAGAGGAAGCTCTAGTGGGTTTTGTGAAAAACTTAACCCGAGAGCTTTAAGGAGAGGTGAAGTAGCCATTAGAACCTCCGTCTAGTACCGATACGACCCCAACGTAGTAGAGAAAACTTATTTGTAATTTTACGAGGAGAACCATCTACACGATTATCTAGTAGTGTCCCTTCGCTCTTTACAATGTCAGCAATCTTTTCGTTTGCAATCTGTAAGCCTTGAGCGTCACCCATAGAGGCCAACATACGAGCACTAGCTCGTTCAGCTAGACCGTTATGAAGATCTGGTGGAACTTGAGGAATAATACATTCATTCTGAGAACAAACATAATCACCTACCACTAGATCTTCAGGGACATCAGTAGCTGTAAAAGTGATGGTTGTTGAAGAAATTCCATTAGAAGGAATCAAAACATCGTATGCTCTAATTTTATGTCCGGGTTTTGTTTGTAAGAAATCTACATAAGAAGAATTAGTGATATTATCTGGAATACTGCTAAACTCAATTCCTTGTGTCTGAGGAATAACTAGACCTGACGACTGAGATGTAATTTCCATTGACAAATTACTGTATACCATTTTAACTACATTAGTGGAGGGAGAACCATTAGATGCAGAAATGCCGATATTAGCTGAAATTGCAGTAGCCAGGTTACCAGCGGTTACAATATTAGAGGCGTCAATTTGAAATTCATTAGCTCCTGGTGATCCAGCTACAGCTGTTAGAGTCGTACCATTGATAATGATCGTGTCACCAGCTGAGATAGAACTTGCGGTTACTGTAATTGTTTGAGAAAATCCAGTAATGGTTGCTGCTCTGGAGTTTCTTACAAGCTGATTAGGACGTAAAAAGAAAACAAATACTAGATATCCAGTCGGATTTGTGTTAGGATTAGGAGTAAGGACTACATCATTACCTTCAACAAAGTATTTATGGATAGCTTGGTTAGCTCCGATACTACGCTGAAAGAACGCTTTATCTTCTTCTGTAATCTGAGACATCTGGAAAAGATTTCCAGATTGATCTTGCCAAAATAGATCACGTAGTTTCATCCCAATAGCACGATCTGGGATTGGATACCTGCCTTGGCGAGACACCAATGGGACTACCTTAGTTGTAACAAAGTACTCTTCATGCATAGATAATACAGAAGGCACTAGGGAAATAGCAAACTCTTCGTTAATAAAACGAAGAACATCATCATTTGTGAAGGTGATGTTTGAAATCGGCGCTGCTATTTTCCGAGTGACAGATTCGATTAAATCGTCACTTGTTAACCAAGGCTTAGCCATTAGAACCTCTATTCAGGCGGTTATTATACGCTCTTTTTAGCTTCCATTGCTTTCTTTTTAGCCATAAGCTCGGCGAGCTTTGCGTCAAGTTCTTCTTCTGACATTTCTTCTCCATCTTCTGAACCTTCTTCATGCTCAGCCATTTCTTCTTCAGGAGATTCAGAAGCTTCGTGCATAGGTGATTCTTCACCTTCAGCTTCTTCAGAACCTTCGTGTTCACCCATCATTTCTTTAGCTTTTTCTAGACCAGCTTTAACGCCTTCTTCTGAATCAGAAGCTACGGTAACTTTCTTCATCTTACCTAGCTTGTCTTTCATCATGTCTTGAGCCATGTCGCGAACATGCTGAAGAACTGACATCTTCGCATCGCGCTCATGCTCAGGCATTGTTGATTTCTTGTCTTTACTTTTCTTTTCCATTAGTTTTTCAAACTTATGCATTTTAAGATTCTCCCTTATTTCATTAGCATCTTAATTAGAATTCCAAATACAGCCAATGATTGAATTATTTGGAAAGCTTTTAAAACTTTATCTTCTCTAAAACGCTCTACAATTACAGGTTTCTCAATTTCCTTAACTTGTATGTCGTGAACTACAACAGGAACTTCTACTTTATGAAATTTTTCTTGTACTATAATTCTATCTACTGGTAGTTCTTTAATTTTTGTTTCGACGATTACTTTAGGAACTTCTACTACTTTAATTTCTTGTTCCTTTATAATTACCGGAACTTCAATCCGCTCAATCTGAATCTCTTTTTGTATTTGACCTTGCATCGGTGAGATTTGAATTGGAGGAATATTAATTTTGGGCTCTAGTTTTATATCTGCACCTACGATAGTAACGCGATTAGCATTAGCTTCCTCGTCGTAAACCATCTTCTGAATCTGATCAAAGTCAAATTGTGACATTTTAGGCATAAGTTACTTCCCTATATAGTTGTTATTAAACAGGAAGTGCTTCTGCTCTAAATTTAACTGTAGCCGTAGATCCGGTAGCGTTTGTTGTATATTGAATTTGACCTGCTGAAGTAATAGAGAATGTTAAACCTGTTGAATCTCCTAGATAATCTTGTGATAATTCCCAACTAGCTGCCTTTTGAATTCCGTTTAGAGTATAAATAGCGTAAGTAGATCCACGAGTTACGGTAACGGTTGCTCTAAATCCACGGACGGAAGCATTAGCGAACGCAAACCCAGTGACGTTGGCTGCTGAGGATTGATTATCAGCGGCGGTAAACGAGGTCGGCAGAATGTCCCCAGTGGGAGTAGGAGTAGCGATGGAATCTACGTACTGCTTGGTGGTTAGGTGATAAGGCTGCGTTGGAGTACTGGCAGAACCTGAAGTTTTTGCCTCAACTTGACCACCAACAGCCTGTACAAAAGTAGTACCAGCAGCATCTTGAACTAATAAAGTTGTAGGAGTGATCCTAGTTGAATTTGTAGAACTATCTTGGACTACAACCTGAGTTGCACCAAAACTTGCACTATTACTAGATGAGTCGGTAGTAGTTAGAGTTTTTCCAGCAGCTAAGATACCATTACCAACAAACTGAATAGTCCCTGTAGACTTACCTAAAAATACATTATTGGCTCTGGTCGCTCCAACGAAAACAGGAGTACCATTTACAGCTGAGTCCACACTGCCTTGTAAGCTTGCAGTAATTGTGTCAGCTGAGAAGTTACCAGATGCGTCGCGTTTAACAATAGCTGAAGCTGTATTAGCGTCCGTAGCGGCGTTTGCTAGTAATTCAGCAGCATGAACATTAGAAGCAGAGGACCCTCCTACGCTATTAACTGTTGCAGCAGCTGACCCCGGTCCAGAAGCTGACACATCACCAGTTAATGCAGTTACGTAACTACCTGTTGGTTGCTTTGAACTTGCTAGGATATCCAAGGCACCCAAAACATCGGTAGGCTGTGTAGACCAGTCACCAGAAGTAGTAGGGGTATAAGGGACAGCAGATGCATTATCTACATTAACTACTGTAGTTCCACCTGACAAAGAGCGCACAGATTTTGCTGGTAATCCTTTATAGGATGTGATAGTCATTGTACCAGTAGTGGTGACACCAACTCCATTACCATATCCAACATTCACTAGAGTAGAATCAGAGCTAGTAATAGCGATTCCAGAGTCAAGAACAGCGGCGTTTAGATTGATAGCATTGCCTGTAATGGCTTGTGTATTTGTAACAGTTACTAGTCCACCAAACTCTGCTTGTTGTATTTGAGTATAAACACTATCTAATGTGAGTGTTCCGATCCCAATACCACCATACCATTCTAAGTAGTCTCCACCACCGGCATTTCTTCCTTTAAAGGTGAGATTCCCAGATACGGTGCAATCTTCAATAACCATTACGCAATTAGAACCGCCAAGAGCTTGAAGATCCCAGTTGATTGCTGTAGATCCTCCAATATATACATTTTTAAATCCTGTCCATCCGGCAGTAGATCCATAGGAAGAGTCGGGTTTAATAGATCCGCCGTTTACGCGAATGTAAGAAGCTCTTTGCATTGCTCCAATAATAAATACATAAGGCTTTAGAAGTAGATCTCCGGTCTCTACTTGTCTATTAGCCTGAAGCATAATAGCGTATGGTTTAGTGCTAGATGCGTCGGAAATGGTGGTTAATGCGTAATTGACAGATGCGAATGGCTTATCGTAGGAGCCGTCTCCAGTTACATCACTCCCGGAAAGAGAGTTAACGTAAACCATCTCATTTGTATTAGGGATTACGTGATTTGCTTTGTTGTTAAATGTAGTCCAGTCTGTGCTAGATAGAGCACCAGTAGTTGAACCAGATGACGCGGCAAGAGAAATTTGCTGACCACTTAAGCTTAATCCGTTTGTCGTACCAAGAGTAACCGGATTATGACTAGATTGATCAATAGTAATACCAGAAGAACCAGGAACAATAGAAGCAATACCAGAGGTATTTGGAGCTTTAAATGTCCAAGAATTACGGTCACCTGATACCTTAGTGTAACCAGTAATTGAGCCGCCCTCTTCTACTTCTATACCCGAACCACCACCGCTACCAGAAGGACCGCCATCGTTGATTGTAATTAGCTGATCAGTAACGTTTAAGTTGGTACTGTTGATGTTATTGACAGTACCTTGTATATTAACAATACTACCAGGATTGCCAATATTCACGACTTCAGCATTAATAGCACCGATAGAAAGAGTGTCGGTTCCAGCTGTTGCTGTAACGTCAATTCCACCGTCAACGTAAGACACACCAGTAACTGTTATTGCATTGTCAAAAGTTTTGTCACCGGCTATACTTTGAGTGCCTGTAGACACTACGCCAGGATGTGTGCTATCTGCTGGCTGAAGGGTTAAAACTTGACCAGAGAGGCTTGCACCAGAGGCAGAAGGAGAAGATCCAACGGACGCTAAGGTTATATCTCCAGTATTTGTGCCAGATAGATTAGAAGCTGAGATAGCTCCTAAAAATGTTTTATCTCCAGCGAAGGTCTGCGTATTGGTAGATACCGCACCGGGATGAGAGCCGTCAGCGGGAGTAATTTGGATGGTCGTTCGAACCACAGCGCCACTACTATCGACAGAAAGCACTACACCGTTTGCATTTGAGGATGAGGCAAAAGCAATTTCTGTAAGTCCTGTGTCAACCCATTTACTATAAAAGGTACTATATACATAGACATGTCTGGTAGCCTGAACTACGCAGAGTTGACCATCTAAAGCAGGACTTGGTAAATCCCCCTCAGTCGCAACTGGGGTTGTAAAATTAGGATTAGAGCTTCCAGAACCGGAAAAATCAAATTGTCCTGTAAACGGATTTAATTTGATCATATTTTATCCTTACGCCGTTCTTTCGGCACTTAGCATTTGCGATCTAGACCCATCTGTATAAACAACAGTAATTGAATATAATGCCGTACCATTGTCTGAAAACGCATATGTCTCAGTATCTGAAGCAACGTTAGTTGTAGAAATGGACAATGTGATTTTATGTCCCACTTTTCCTACCAAAAAACCGTTAGTTGTCAAGCTTTTGTCAACGTCATTAAAGCTAGCCCTTAATGTTTGTTGAAAATCTCTGTCTGAAAGTGGCTTATTTGTTTGATTCGCCATGATAGCTCCAATAATAACGTTTTATACTTTTTTAATTTTCATTAAGCTTTGAATTTTAGGAAACTTTGGCATTTTTGGCATCTCAGGAGCGGTATCTTTTAGTTGTGGCTCTTTAAGTTTAGGTAGCTTTAGATCTGGAGAAGCAGTCATGCCTTGCTTAGCAGCAGCGGCTTTACCAGCAAAGTACGCTTTGCGAGCAGCTTGGGACTTGAACATATTACTTACCACCCATCATTTTTTTAATACGTTTGAACTTATCTGGATTAGCTTCACGAGCTTTATCCATAGCAATTGCTACAGCTTGTTTTTGAGGTCTACCAGAGCGCATGAGTTCTCTAATATTTTCTGAAACTACTTTTTGACTAGATCCGGATTTTAGAGGCATGTTATTACTTAATCCTCTGTTTGATTTTATATTGGCGACCCTCTGAACTTACACAGAGGTTTCCAAGTAACTGTTTATCGCCTTCTGTAAGTGGTATACCCTTAATCATGGCTTCAGCTTGTGCACAAAGCTCACCTTCGATCTGAAGACCGCGCATAAAGACATCCTTGTTCTCTTTAGGATGACTTACGGTTTTGGCTTTCTCTGCAACAAGAGCCATAAGGACAGGTAAAGAAAGCTGCTCACAGCCAAACTTGGCACAGAAGCGTTCAGCTACGCTGTCGTATTCGTCATCAATGGCTTCATAGAAGTCAGCCAAGGCAGCGTGGTCAGCAAAGAACACTGCCCTACTCACAACGTGATGAGCGTTGTGGTAGAAGTTCTTCATGAACAGTAGATGTGCAACTAGCTTAAGATACTGGTCCATAGTTAGTTACCTATGCGGTCGATGATGATGTAGTTATCGGTCGCACTTCCATTAAGGGTGTTGGAACTACTGCTATTTTGTCTGAGTTGAATATCAATCGTATCCCCGGCGTTACACTGAATTTCATCAAGCACGTCAGAGGTAAGGTCGCCACCACTAACCGTGTTCGTATACTTGATTTGGCTGTTGCTACTGTTCTTGCGGGTAATCATTCGATAACCGCCGCCTGTCGTTTGATTAAGCACACGAGTAGCGGAGTAGATACGATAACGACCGGAAACCGGAACGGTGTACACACCGGTTGAGGTGTTCATAGCGTTGTGAGTATCAAATACCCTGGTGCCCCAAATAATAGTCGTAGGCGTAGCGTCTGGGGTAGACTGTGCAACAGCGGTTGTGTACTTAGCACCCACGCTCTCCGTCGCCTGCACCACTGCGGGGCCGGAGAGGCGTTCAATTGAAAAATCATGAGCAGAACTAACCGCAACATAAGTAGGAGATGTGGCGGTACTCAATGCGCGAAAATCAACTGTATCACCCGCATTGAAATACTGAAGAGTGCTGATAGCCGGTAATCCATAGGCTGAAGCTGATTGATAGAGATAAACGCTTCGCTTCAGCTCAGAGCCATTTTTAAATACAGATAAGTCTACCTCTTGATTAAGGGCAGCAGTCCCGCCTGTAATAATACGAGCGTTGCACTGGTACCATCCTGAAACAGGGACGGTATAAACGCCAGTCGAAGGGTTATAAGAAGACGAAGAGTCTTTTGTAACCCCTCCCCACACAATAATGGAAAATGACCCAGTGAGTGAGCTAGTGGGCGTCCCTCCGCCTGTTACTGCAACCACCCTAGTATCAGTATCAGCACTGGAAACGGTGTCGGATGACCAACCGGCGATGGGGACCGTAAAATTAAAACAAATTGAATCGTTGTTGCCAGCAATCGTGCTTACCCCGTCCTGGAACAATCTATTATTTAGCGCCTCTACAGACAGAAATACTTGATTTGATGTAGAGCCGTCTGACATAACAACGCCAAACTTAGCAACGCCGGAGTTGCTATAGTTGGCTCCACCGCCGACGTTGGTAGCATTCCACCAATTACCGAGCGCATTTGTTTGGTTGCCTGAGTTTAATTTCGTAAAATCAATAGACCGTGGAAGTTGTAGATAGGCGGTAGTGCCCGTAACCGTACCGCACTTAAAACTTCCAATTACCTGAAGGCTATCTCCAACACGCCTAGATTGAATGCTGGAAAGAGACACAGATCCAAACCCAGAAGAAGGGGTAATCGTGTATTTGGTTCCAAAATCCTCAAGAGCCGGAGCAGTGAGGGCTTTTGAAGGACCTATCACAACGTCGTCAATAAGCATCGTGAAGGTGCCAGTGCCAGTAGAAGCGTTAGGGAAGTAGATAGCTAGACGATATTGAGTACCGTTCGAGGAAGTTTGGAAGGTGCCAGAAGCAAGACCAACACCAGAAGATTGAACGAGGTTAAACACCCCGGCAGGTTGAATCCAGGTAGAGTTAGTAACGTCGTAAATAGCAACGCCGATACTATTGCTGTTAGTGCCAGAGAAGTTAAGGTTAGAAGCACCAGAAGTTGCTGAATAGTAGAAGCTAAAGCTCATCACCTTAGCTTGGTCTTCAGTGTCGATGGTCATCGCATCGGTAACAAGCATGTCACCAGCTACAGACGCAGCGGTGCTTTGAGTAAGCTGAAGGGAGTAGCTTCCTGCAAGCTTGCCACTAGAGGTAGTAGCAATGGCAAGATTCCCAGAAGCAGAAGTCCAGCTTCCAGATGCCTGATCAGGAAGCTTAGAAGTGCTGTCTAGGGTGCTATGGGAGAGACTCCATCCAGTAGTGCTATTACTCTCAAAGGTACTGTTAGAGATGTAATTCTTAGAGCCCTGTTGAAGAGTAGTCCAACGAACGCCGTTGGTTTGGGCGCTGTCAGCAATAAGCACCTGACCGTCCGAGCCGATTGCTTGTCGAACGTTATTAGTGCCAGAGTGAACAACAATGTCACCCTTGGTGGTAAGAGGGCTAAGAGCATTAAAAGCTGCGGTTTGAGAAGTCTGACCAGTGCCGCCATTAGCGATTGCAACAGTACCAGTTACATTAGCTGCGTTTCCTGAAATATTACCAGTAACTTGTGATCCTGGTAGAGAAAGAGAAGGAAGTGTAGTAAGGGTGCTATTGGAGGTCGCTGTAATATTTGCAGCTGTTCCAGTGGTATTTTGATTAAGAGTAGGAACGTCTGAAGCTTGAATGTCGCTAGCCGCCCAATCAGTACCGTTACTACGGAGATAGTTACCGGCTGTTGAGGGGGCCACGCTTTGGAATTGGTTGCTACCGTTTAGAGTCACTGCGCCGTGACCTGAGCCAGAACTAGGCCCAATAGCGTAAGTAGCGGTACCGTTTAAGCTTGCACTAATAGAAGTTGCGGAGAAACTACCACCAGCATCACGAGCAACGATAGCTGAGGCAGTATTTGCATCAGTGGCAGTAGTTGCGCTGTTGGGGATGTTTGTGATAGTATTACTAGCGCCTGATATATTTTTATTTTGGATTGTTGCTGCTTTGTTTTCAGTCAAGATTTGATCGGAAGAAGTCCCATCGTGAACAGATAATTTACCTAAATCAGATCTAAACTCGATTTCTCCAGCACTGCTAATAGTTTGTGAAGAGTTTCCAACTAACCCTATAGCTTCTAAAAAGCGTTTAATATTAAGTGCCATATATTTCCTTTAAATATCTAAACTGATAACCTTTATGTAATCTAAAAGTTCCACATAAAACTCTATGTATTGAAGATCTATCGAAACCAGCTTCGATTGCCTCTTTTATTCCTGAAAACACAACAGTTTGATTTTTTTCTACATTTATAGCTATTATGGGTTTAAGTCTTTTCCCAATTCTTGTTATTCTAGCATTTTCTATGTGTGATTTTGTTTGCTTTTTTCCTAACTTAGCTAATCTTAGTTTTTCTATATGCTCTGGTGTTTTTGGTTTCCCCTTTAAATGTAAAGCAGGTACACCAATTTTTGATAAACTTATTTTTCTTTTTGTTAATTCTGAGGCTTTACCTTTTGAACCTCCACCTTCTTTTAAATTGTAACCATTCGGAAATAAAGAGTTATATATTTTTACATAATACCATTCTAACTCGTTTATTTTGTCATTTTCACACTTAGCTATAATCTCAAAATTAAAATTATCTTTGTTGTATTTTTTTATGGCTCTACCAATTAAAGACTTTTTACAAGAATTTGGCTCACAGTGCTGTTTCCAACGTTCTTCAACGTCATTTAATGTTTGTCCTATATAATATTTACCGTTGATTTTGTTAGTAATTTTGTAAATAAATCCCATATTAAAGTTGTTATTGATTTAAAGCTTGAGCGGAAAAAGTAATATTTCCTGAATGATTGATACCACTTAGAGCAGTTGTGGTAAACGAAAACTGACCAGTATCGTCAACTGAGAAGCTAATAGATGCGTCGCCTACGCGATCCTTAGCGATTTCCCATTTATTGCCGACAGGATTATTGGGGTTATAGACAATAATCATTTGACCTGTCTCTGAAACTGTGGTAGAGTTAGTAGTGCGATAGACGGAATAACGAATGTAGGCAGCACGGACTGTAGAGGTTGAGAATGCTAGATTTGGGATGTCGGCAGATCCAGGATTATAAGAATCGATTACAAATTGCTGAGGAGCAACATCATAAGGACCGACAACAGAATTGATAGAGTTAGCCACTACTTGACAAAATTGTATTACGGCTTCTGCCCATGAAGGGGAGCTTGCCTCATCGGGGAATTGTATTGGTGTACCTGAAACGGTAATTAAAGGCATTTATTTAACCTCAGATGGTTAATAGAAAACTACGTATATAGTTGTTAATATGAGAGTAAAATAAATAATGAATAAATCCGAAGAGATAAATCCTTATATTGATAAGATATATGATGATAAGAACACAGAATTTACAGCGAAGGTACTTAATCTTTATAGTATTTTCTGGGGGTTAGGTATAATCAGGAACCGACTGACACTAGACCCATGGGATATTAAGCTTTCGTTGTGGCAATATACACACAAGATTAAAGATAGGTATAAGATAGATGACCTTTGAATCATATCTAGAAGCTCGAGGTAGCGGGCATTATGATAAAATATATTCTAAAATAGGTTTAGAGTTCAGTAAATTAAACATAATACAAAATTATGCTTATATTTATGGAACTCCTTATCCACAAGAAATAGACACAAAAATAAGCATAAGAGAATATTGTTATTATCTTGCCGGTTAGAGTATTAATAAAAGAGAGGTCTATGTGGACGATAACAGCATCGTCAACTCTGATCGTATAAATAGTTATCCTACTCCTTGTTCATTTAAATCTAAATCTGATTTTACCACAATCATAGACTCTACATAGTCCATCTGATAATGCATGTTCGTGCTCTGTCATAAATTCTGGAGTATTTACTAATTTCTTTCGTCTAGATTGCTTACTCACTATTTTACCATTATTTTTATTGAAATAGAAATAATCAGGAGGTAGTACTGCTTCTAGAATCCAGCCAGCTTTTAACCAGTTACTCCCATCACTCCATCTAAGGTCAACCCAGGTAATGATTTCTCCAAACTCTTTAGAAGCTGTTCTACAAAGCCTAGAAAGTCCCCCTGTTACATTTATGTCTGTCTTTGTAACAAAGCGATTTAATACCCATTGATTGTTATTTCTATGATGTTTATTGATAGTAATTAAACTAATTAACTCATCACCGTCACATAGACCAATAGCTTTATTAAATGAAACAGCACCAAGAATATGATAAGTATCTAGGAATACTTTTGCTTCTTCTTTATTAATTTCTTTAATACTGAGTTTTGAAGCTCTGTAGCGCTTAGTATTCATTCCTAATTTGGATTTTAAAAAAGATTTAACTTGTTCCTGTCTGTTCTCCCATTCAAAATCAAAGATATGAATTAAATTCAAACCTTGCTCTTTTGCAGCAAACGTCTTGTGTAGATGGTATTTAGGATACATGGATTTATTAGCTTCTGAATGCCAGTATGCTCCATTGTATTCGATTCCAATGTTCTTTTCATCGATCTTGATGTCAATCTGTTTAGGATTTCTACCTCCAATATATCCATTCTTACAAGAGAGCCCTAGAGATTCGATAAACTGTTTAACTTCTAATTCACCTTTAGATTTTTTTAATCCATCAGAGTCTGTCATAGACTCTAGTGCTTTTTCTTTAAAAGCTGGGTATTGAGCAGGATTATCTACTCCGTAACGCTTCAAAAGTGTATTTTTTACCTTATTGCGAATTTCAACATTTCCCATGGCGTTTGGTGAACCATACTTAGCAATATTTGTTTGCTGTTGTTTATCTTGGATAGTGTCAGACTTGGATGGATTATCAACACCATAATTATTCATAAGTGTCTGTTTGGCCTTATTGAGCAACTCTTTGTTTTGTAATGCGCTCTTAACGCTATACTTCTCAATCATGGTAGCTTCTGCTTTTTTACGAACATGTTTAGAGTGAGAAGGATTAGAACCCCCATATAACGCCTTATTTGTCTCTTCACGTCGTTTTTGTACTGCTTTTGGATGAGTACTAGCACCAGCATTAATAATGGCTTTAAAAGACGATATAAACTCACCAAACTCAGAATCAATGAAGATCAGCTTGGTTTCTTTGGTGTACTTATTCCCTTGGTGTGGTTTTACTGTAACACCATCGGGAAGGATATATTTCGAATCGTTTCGCTTTTGTTGTACACCTTTAGGTCTTGCCATAATTACTCCTATTTATAGTATACATATTTTGAATAATTTAGCAACATAGAAATGTTTTGTTTAAAAATAAAAAAGGGAGCTAGAGCATCGCCCTAACTCCCTAATTTATTTAATTATATTACTAATTAAGTAGCATTAACTACAGAAGTAATAACAACATTTCTAGCAGGGGCCATACAAAAGACGGCTTGGTCACTGTAGAGACGTAGTTCGTATGCAGCAGCGTTTTCTAGGTCACGGAAGAATTCTTCACCTTGACCAGGACGCTTGAAGGTCATGTCGGTAGAACCAACACGGAACCAGCCTTCGATGTCGAGGAGGTAAGCATAACCTTCCTTAACATAGATAGAAGGTTCAATTTCAATCTCACCATTTTGTGAATGGAAGAGAATGCCTTTTGAACCAACTTCAGTCTTATCCTTGCTGTAGGAGCTATCGAAGCGGCGTAGAGCAGCTTGATCGTTGAGCATGTTAGCCCAACCGCGAGGATTGACTAGAGCTAGTAGCTTGCTGTCAAGGCCCTTTTCAACTGCGCGAGCAGCAGCTTGATTGAGTTTTGAGAAACTCAAAGCAGCTGAGCTAGCTGAGTACTGATTACCACGGAAGAGGTTATAAGTACCAACGTTGATGTTGAAGAGAGTGCCAGAGCTGATGGTAAGAATCTTGTGGATTCCAGGGAATTCGTTACCATAAGCGCCCTTGTGCCAAATAACGTCACCTGCTGAAAGACCAGCAGTTGAAGAGTTGACAGTTAGGACGCGAGTATCCATGTCTACAGAGACAATGGTGAATTCGCCGCGTGAGGTAGCGCCAGTGGAGTCACGGACTTCAATAGGCATACCTTCTGCACCAGCCCAAATACCGGGAGCCCACTCAGCAGTGGTTACGGTGAGAGTTGATCCGCTAACGGAAGCAACAGTACCATAGCCAACTTGACCATAGAGCATCTCGATTTCGAGCTTCTTAGCCATAGAGCGAAGCATGTTTGCAACTAGGAACTTAGTTGCATCCATGAACGCTTTTTGACCACCTTGGGCAGCGCGGCTTGCAGCGACGTAGCCAAGGAGTGAGCGTAGAACGATAGGATTACCCTTTACTTGGGCGTCCTTGATCTGCCCGGCTACAGGAGCATTGAGGTTGAAGGCATCTTCATCGCTGGAAGCGAAGGTGACACCGTGTTCTAGCGAACTTGTTACTCTTAATTTACTTAAATTAAGGGAATAGTCATTTCTGCTATTCTCTACCGTTTTTTATATTTCGGTAGATCGGACTATCGCTTCCGGTATTAACCGGCCAATTCATTTAGTCTCTCACGGTTCAATGAATATTTATTTAATAGATAATCAGTAACTGGGGTTAGATCAAACTTTTGCCAATTACCTTTATGTGCTTCATTAAAATGACAATCAGTACAAACAGTAATTAGATTTTCGTCATCTAAAAAAGCAGTAGGAATTACCCAATATGGTAAAATATGATGGGCATGTAAGTGTCCACCTTTATTTCTACAATAATAACAAGTATGCTCGTCTCTATTAAAGACTCTATTTCTAACTGGAGAAAATTCGCTAATTTTAAAATCTCTAGGTCTACGTTGGTAGGACCCGTTTTTATAATTAGGATTTCTTTTTCCAGTTCGTTCCTTTGCCGCTTTACTTAGACGCTCTCTAATGCTTCTTTTGTGCTTTTTCCCAAAAAAAGGGTTTTTGTCCCCTGTTCTTTGCGAGGCAATTTCTGAAAGTCTTTTTTTATGAGCTTCAGTTCTTGTATATTTACCTACATTAGGTATATTTCTTAACTTAGCAGCTTCGCTTTGAGTCCTAAGCACTCCTGCTTCTTTTAGAAGCTTCTTAGCTGCACTGGCTGTGATATTATATTTTTTAGCTACTTTATAAGAGCTATTTAGCTCTAGGTAGTCTTTAATAAATTCAGCCAGATTATCTATTTTCATTGATTCCGCCTTGTCTCCCAATTATTACTATACAATATTTTGGGGGTCCAAGTCAATTAGAATCGGTTTAATCTCGGCCTAGAAAGTTAACCGAGGATAACTGGCTGGTGGTAGAGATTCCCAGGTTGTTTATCCTTAGACATGAACTTGATTTTGTTAAGAAGCTTAACTCCATCAGGGATTAGTTCGCCGAGCTTATCAGCATAAGCTTCTTTGAACATCCCATTTAGGGAGCCGATTGTACCGGCTGGATTACCAAATGTATTTGCAGTTGCCATATTATTTTATTTCCTTTGTTATTTATATTAAGTAGTGTTAACTAGACGCTATTAGGCGTTTTCGTCAACAACGTACTTTAGAATGATGCTATCAGCAGCAGCCATAGCGGCTGATAGAGTAAGAGTTACAGAAGTTCCAGATACTGAGCGATTAGCAGCAGCGACTGGAGCAACGGTGCCAGCTGAATCATCGATGAAGAGAGCGCAACGGATTTCGCCAATTGTCTCTTTTACGTCGATAGTTGCAGTTAAACCGCTAGTTGAAACTAGGGCAGCATCAGCCTTAGTGACAACTAGTTCTTGAACTTTTAGTTGTACGCCAAGGACGAGGCTATCTTTTGATTGAAATGAAGCAGCCATTTTATTTTCCTTTACTTATAAAGTTAAATATGTTATTATTGTTACGAACCAAAGTGTTCTCGCCCTTTACTTAATGTCTACACTCCCATTTAAGGGGTTATATAGAGTTAAATAACCAAAGACACTTTTGCCCTTATAGTTGTTAATAAAATACCCTAACTGACACGCAACGCGTATCTAGCTAGAGCGTAAGTACTTGAATTTGTTCAGAAACCGAAGAAATCTTTAATGCTCTGCTTAGCTGCTGGCTTCTCTTCTTTTGGTTTATTAGAGACACCAGTATCAGGAGCAATATTTTGAGCAGTGGGAGGAGCGGTCTTAGCAGACTTAGCCTTCGCAATGTTCTTCTTACGGATACGAGTAAAAACATCCTTACCGATAATCGCCTCAACGACTTCTTCTGGCATTACAGCGAACATGTCTTTGAGTTCGGATTGGATTTCTTCACGAATAATAGGAAGGATATCTGAAGGTTGGACTTCCATACCGTTTTGAAGCCCTAGCATCATATAGTCTGCCATCTTCTTAACTACGTATGGACTCTTAGGAAGGTCTGATTTTTCAAGAGCTTGGGTAATAAGCATGTCATAACGTTCGAATGATTCTTGTTGAATACGCTCAAACTCACGTTGTTTAGCTTCTTCCTTCTCTTTTTCGCGAGCTTCCTTAAGTTCCTTAAGTTCTCGCTCTAGTTTCTCTTTTTCTAGCTGTTCTGGAGACTTTTGAGAGTTCTGAATCTCTTCTTCAATAACTTCCGCAGCTAGTTTCTTAACGTCAATACCGATATTTGGATCAGCGAGGATCTTACGAGGATTTTTACGTAGTTCTTCAATAAAGGTCTTGACTTCTTTCTCAAGAGTGCTATATTCTTGAGCACGCTTTTGACCCATTTTGGACATTTGAAGATTGCGCTTCATCCATTCGACAGTTTCTTCATCATCTGGGATTTCGAATGGGAGTTTTTCTTCGATCTCGCGTCCGTCAACCTTTAACTTGAGGCTCTTAAGCATCTTTTTAGCTGCCTTTTGTTCAGCAGCGGTGCCATTTTGAGCTAAGTCTTGTAGGTTTTCTACGGATTGCTCTTGACTAGCACCTTCTAGTGTGCTATTCTCAGATTCTGAAGATTCTAATGAGGGAGATTGGGCGGACGAGTCCATTTGTGGCGCTGACGGAGCAGCGTTTGACATATCTGACATATATTGTATTCCTTTTAATCGTTTGCTATAAAGCAAATAGACAAAGTTCACCTATCCATTATTGGGTAAGGTGTCTAATATAGTTGTTATTATACTAGAAACAATACAATTATTTCTTTCTAGTCATTTCTTTAATACGCTGAAGTTTGGCTGCGCGTTGAGCTTCTGCTCTTTCCTGATTTGCAATCTCACGGTTCATTTGCTCTGTAGTGCGTTGAACATCGTTAGCGTTAGTGATACCCATCTCAGCCATATCAGCCGTCTCATCGGCAATCTGACGCTTTACGGCGGTCTTTTCAGCATCGCCAAACATTCTAGGAGCAGCTTCTTCTCCTGATGCTAATAGTTCTTTAATACGACGCATATTAAGACCAGCAGCAGCTGCCTTTGCTACAGGCTTAACCGTGCCGATAACCATCCCTCCACCCCCACTTGGGTCTAGGATAGGAGTTCCTTGCGGGAATAGACGCTTAATCATTGGAGGAGCGAAAGGTTCGTTAGCGTAGGGATCTTCCTTTTCGGCTTTAGGAGACTCTTGTTTAGGAGCATGATATTCACGAATATCGCTCTTGTCTCCCATACCACCCATATCTGGACTTTTATCGGTATGTACGGATTGTAATCCGGGGTTATCTTGTAGAATCTCTAAGGCTCTACGATGAGCTTCTAATTCTTCTGGTGTTAGGTTATCCATATATTATCCTTTTATTTAAAAGCGACACCTTTTAATTTTTTCCAACTAGGGTTTTTATTTTTCTCCATAAACTTCATAGGATCTTTTGAAGCTTCTTCCATAGATTGAGCCTTTGGACCCTTTTTTCCGTAAGACTCTTTCAATAATGCTCGAAGTTTACTGAAAGTATTTGCCGTAGAGGACATACCCCATAACTCCCGCTTGAATTATATTAATAATTAAACTAATATAAAATAGTTTTTTAGCTTTGCTCTCCCGAAGATAATACTCCCTTGAGTTTTTCTTATCCGTAATCGGTTTGTCTGGCTGTACAAATCGCATTCTAGCCACGACCGGGTTTCCTTGTTAATTGTTCGACAGGTTTCTCTCTATAAAAGGATGTATTCGCTTGTCGCCTGACTCTCACAAAGTTATCTTCCCAAAAGATTTTCTTTGTGCTAGCGGGCAGAACGGTCTGATCTTCACTTTCAGCAAAGATCCCTCTTGTAGCAAAGATCAACTGAAGAAATTGACAATCGTCGTTTACATTTACTGTCGTAGTTTTTCTACGTAAATCTCTATTCGCCAATTGTAAACCCTCTAAAGGAAGTAATTGTATCTACTCCCTGTACAATCGAAATCTTAACACGGTAGTTGATAAATGGATCGAGAGATACAGCAGAAGCTGGAGTAATCAAGAACACTCCGTTTCCGTTGGCTGAGATACCAGATTCACCTAAACCAGCAACAGGACTATCATTGTTGTCATATACTTGATAAGAGGCAGTTCCTAAGCCCGCAGTAATGACTTGGCCGCCGTTAGTAAGCCATAGATGCCCAGTAAGCTCGTTATTGCCGTTAATAGCAAAGACACCGTGAGTTCTTTGATCAATATTAACTGCATATGCGTTTACGTCGCCGCCTGTGAAAGTAAGCTGATCAGTCTTAGCTTTTACAGCAAGTAGATCGGTCTCAACCGCTCTTGAGCTAATCGAAGCATCAAGGTTATTTAGACGACTATCATTATCCAAGAGTGGGTTAGTGGGGATAGAGTTAACACTAGATTGTGAAGCTCTAGAGCTAATTGTCGCGTCTAGGTTGGCTAGACGAGAATCAGAAGTAGCCACGCGAGAACTAATTGTTGCATCTAGGTTATTGAGACGCGAATCACTGGTTAATAATGGATTAGTTGGGATAGCATTAACACTACTCTGAGATGCACGAGAAGATACTGTTGCATCTAGATTAGACAAGTTATTCAACCTAGTGTCATTATCTAAGAGTGGGTTAGTTGGGATTGAGTTAACGCTCGATTGTGTAGCCCTGGAGCTAACAGTAGTGTCTAGATTATCTAGATTATTAGCCCGAGAGATACTTACGACACCCTGATTCGCTTCTCCAAACGTACCCGATGTGGTATGTGCAGCCTTAGATACATCCCAAACAAGACCAGGAGTAGCTTGTAGGAGTTGATATAGGTTATAAGTTACAGCTTGATTTACTGTAGCAGTATTACCATCTTCATTTCCCACTGCGTCTACAGCACGTACACCAACCGTATATGTCTGACCGGCAATAAGAACAGTTTGACTAGCGTCTACGTATAATCTAGCGGAAGTGGTTGTAGCTGACATTGGTAGTAAATTAGAGTTTAAAAATAAACTAGCAGGAACAACTACACCAGATGCAATATAGATATTATATTTTACTGGGTTTACTGCTACGCCTGTAGCAGCACTCCACGAAGCAGTAAGAGACCCATCAGAGTTCGCAATAAGAGAAGAAATCCCACTGAAAGTCGGAGGAGTATTTACAATAACACAAGCACCAGAAGTCGTTTGATAGAAATTTCCATCAAAATATTGAGCCATATTATGACTCCCTAATGCTACAGGTTACTTTGACTCCAGGAGGACTCGCCCAAGCGTAACGAACTTCTGTGGTATTAATCGTGTTCGGAATAGTGCCTAGGTTATTCCAGGAAGCACCGTTGTTTGTCGTGTACTGGAAGGAGCTTGGATTAGAGGTCGTATTGGCAGACGCAACCAAAGTCCCACTATCATCATATGCTCGGAAATAAAGAGTCGGGACAGAGGATGTGTAGGCTTTTACCAACCTAAACGCGGTATAAGAAGGACTTGCACCGGAAGCTGAGCTATTATCAACAGACCCCACCCAGTTTGATGAGATTTCATTTAATCCAACAGCTTCTATGAAAAGATCGATTATTTGAGAAGGAGTAGACGTGCTTTGATTTACAATCTCAAATGTAATTTTGAATTGAATCTCGTCTGCTGAAATCGCTAAGTTTTGTAAATCTTCAGCCGTGGATATTGTAGTCCATCCACCTGAAGCCGAACCAAAACCAGAAGTTCTATAATAAAAACTATTCGGTGCCGTTAAATCAAATAGTGCTTCTATTGATCTAACATCAACTAATGTGCCTTTATCTAAAGTAATAACGGGAGAAATTATGTATGAATAATCAAACCTATTATCAGAATAGTAATCCATGTAAGAGATCACACGCTGTTGTGTTAGTGTGCTAGAAGCAAGTAGCCATCCATTTCGTCTTTCGACCCCCACCACGGTATTTAATCCGAAATTTGCGGTGACCATTGGATTAGCTTCCAATACAGCGTTAACGTAAGACCCGAATACGTCGTTAATAACTGAACTTTGGAAGGGTTTAGAAACGAATTGAGCATTAGCGGTAACGTAAACAATATCTTGTGTTGTACCACTAACTTGTAAATACTGAGCGGTCGGTGTGATAATATTTAACGACCCGCCTAGCAGATTTACGGCGCGAAGGCTTGCCCACGCCGTGGCAGCTGCTGTTAACTCGGATATACGCCCTTCATACGCATTTGTTGTTGTACCAAAAACTACACACGTATTTCCTGAATTAGGACCACTAGACGGAGTGTACAAGTCTTCGGAGTTTGTAAGAAGAAGAGTACCTGTCAACGCGGGTAGGTTTCCTGTGGCTGTATAAGTCATTGTACTGGATTGACCAAAGGCGCGACGAACAGTCGCTGTTCCTGAATCGGCACCAGTAAAAGCAATAGATGCACCACCAGTGGTAGCAGATACTTCAAAATCATTTGCCGTAGGATTTCGAACGAAATAAACTGTACCGGCAGTAATACCAGTCGGTAGTGTTCCGGTTGTGGATAGTACGATTGGGTCGTTGGCAGCATAGCCATGCCCAGTAACATTTATTTTACCGGGTGTTGCGATAGTAAAACTTGTAACAGTTTGTCCTACGTTATTAGGAACCGTAGAATAATCGTAAATATGATACTGATGCGTAGCAGCCACTCCGTTGTGTAGATAGACTTTGGTGCTCGCTGTGTCTAATAGCACCCCTGCTGCTTGTGTTGTGTTGTTTGTGGTTCCGCTAAACCCTGCGCCGTTTATTTGATAAACCGCCTTTTGGTCGGAACCAGTACCCATTGCAATCGTAGAGGGACCGACTGGAACAAAGTCAGTAAGCGTGACTTTATTGATCATGAATAAGCCGCCGTTGATTGCAACAGATCCGGTAGTTGCAATAAAAATTCTAATATTTGACGTGTTTGTGTCGTCAACTTTAAATCCACGAATAGTGTGAGTGGTCGCTGCCGTGTTAGGCATAGAATATCTAATTAATCCAACATAAGCAGGAGCCGTTTGTCCGGTAAAATCAAAATTATAAAGAACAACCTGTCCGACGCCGGCAGCTATTGTTGAAAGAACAAATAATCTCCCATTTGAAGTTAGGTGCATCGGACCAGCTGGGATAATAGAACCTGCACCGGCAGTGTCTGTAAAAACGTCTATATAATTAGACAACGGAGCGCCTAGACAGCTATCTCCACTTATTGTTTTTTGAAACACTCTGCCTGCAATTGTGGTTTTTGTTTGGTCATACGTGTTTGTAACATCGGTTAATAGATTTGCTTTAATAAGTTTTGGCATTATGACCTCGGTACTCGTCTGTAATTATTTAAGATCCACTGAACGGAAATAGAAGCCTGTTCAAACAAGTCAGTGTCTGTATTATACATGCGAACAGACACTTCATCTTCGCCTAGTTCAACTACTTGTTTACTTGACCCCCAAAGGGGATCATCTGGGGCACCAACTGGATCAATGTCAACCCAGTCGTTAATTTGAATATTTACAGTTTGTCCATTTGGTAGTAAATAATCTTTGCCAGGAGCAACACTGTCCAAGTCAGATTCTGGTGCCCAATAGTCTGTTCTATCGAAGTCTTTTGCCATGTTAAGTAACACTCCAAGTCACAGAATTTAGTTGATATGCGCCATTAACTGGACTATAATTAAATACTTTAGTAGCTGTATGTCCCACTGAGGCACTTACATATACAATTTGAGTTACTCTCTCATTTGAGCTATTAAAATTTGCCCATGTTAGTGTTTCTTGTACGTCGTCTGCCCCTAAAATTTGCTCACGAAGACCAGCAGAAGTATTAATTACGTTGACATCTAGTCCGCGTTTACTCCCGGAACCCGCAGAGGTAGTAACTAGGTTTGTTCCGTCTCCGATTTTTATGCTGTCGGTTGCCTGATCGATATCTAAGACTAAGTCATTGATTACATTAACATCGAGACCATTTTTACCGGCTGACGTAGTGATTGTTGCGTCTTTACTCCCATCGGTAATCTTAGTTTCACCTAGGGTAGCAGTTACGGTCGCATCTACGCGTAATCTATCATTATCTTCATCAAAAGCTCTTTGAAGAATCTGATTTTGATCTAATAAAGTAGGATCAAGATTTGGACTAGACACTATTTAACTCTCCGTGAAATCTAAATGATTTCCTATATAGTTGTTATTAAAAAATAAAACAAATTAAGCACTATAACTTATTGTTTTATAATAAAATTTATATCCTTTATGAGTTTTTCTTCCATAATGACCTTTCAAGCACTGGCCTACTTTAGAATGTGAAAACCTATCCATTTATGAGGTTAGTTATTAAATAAATAAACATGATTTAGCCCATTGTTGGAGGAGCAAGTTGGGATGGATCTGTCGGTAACGTGTCAAAAGGCTTTGGTGGCTTAGCAGGATTTGGCAGTGCAATATTTTGCACACCCGGGCCTTGTAGTTTGTCTCCAGCCATCACTTGTCCCTGAGCAGGACTCATTTCTTCTGGAACAGGACTATTATTCAATGCTCCTTGTGGAGGCATTGGCATACCTTGTCCACCTGCACCTGGAGCAGCTAAAGGAGCAACCGGCTGCTCACCGATTAGGCCCAATAGAGCCGGATCGGTATTACGGAGGAAGTCTAAGTGTTCTTTAACGTGATTGAGCACGATCTGCACAAGATTCTGATCTTTGCGTAGTTCTGGATCTGCTAGAACCGCTCTGTGTTCCATAATATGCATCTGATGCTTATCTAGAGGAGAAGTAATAACCGGCTGACCTTCCATCATCTGTTCGTTTTCAGATTTAATAAGAAGAAGCTCAGACATTTCCCCTTCGTACATGCTTTCAATTTTTCCAGTCGATATAACTTGGAAATATTGTTGAGGATCTGTAATAAGTTTCATCTGCATCATCTGTTCAGCCATCTGAACACGACCAGCGATGGTGCGAGCAAGAGGATTACCCACATCCACTACGACGCGGTTAATAGAGGAGATCTTCTCTCCAGTAAATTCCTTAAGTAGTGGACGATTATTCTTACCAACTAGAGCAACTACTTTAGGAGCAGTAGCAAAGTCTTTGAGAATCTGAATTACGGCAGTACCAACATCTTCGATAAGACGAACATAGCTCTGTTGTAGACCAGAAATGAACTGGAGCGCAGTAGATTGAACTAGAGCAAGAGCCGTTCCTGACTTTAGTGAAGCTTCGGGGTTGCCGCGAGCAACAGAGTTAACCCCAGAGATAGTTTCAGCATTTTGAATAACCATTTCTAAGAACTTAAAGACTTCTGCTGGTGTTTCTGTTAGGTTTAGAGGTTCAGGCTTAGCGTTACCTTCGATAATATTCATTTGACCTTGTAGCGTGTTGACGTTAATATCAGCACCACGAGGCACGAAGATGTTTTGAACAGCAAAGGCGTTCTGGTTGGTTAGAATAGACCCGAATAGAGCGTTAATTGACTCCTGGAGGGGATAAATATCGAACATGGGGGAATATCCATAAGGAGTACCGAGGATCTCACCAGGAACAATACGGAAGATGGGGATTGTTCTATAAGGCATCTTAGTGTCGAGTAGAACAACGTCGCTTGCTAGGAATAGCATATAGCGACCTTCGGGCATGGAGTCTGTTGGACGATGGTAGAATTCAAAGACAGGGATATCATCAGTTTCATCGTTAGAGAAAATAGCTAGACGATAGATGGTGCTTTGGTTCTTAGTTGGAAGGTTACGAATCTTATCTGACAGCTCTGGATACTTAGCGATAAGGTCGAAACGGTTCTTAAATGTACGACATAAGATCCAATCGTTGTCCCAGTTTTCTTTGGTACCATCAACAACGACATCTAGAGGGGTAAGAGTAGTAAATTCTAGCTCACCTTCACGTACAGGCTCTTCTGTTTCTGGGTCAGTATCATAAATATCACCACCAGTCGCATTCCAAGCAAGTTTTACGTAGCCCGCACCTAGAACAATAGCAAGTTCTGCTGCTTTTTTAAGACACTCTTCTAGACGCTTCTCGCGCATGTAGTATTCTAGGATGCCGTTAGCAAGATAAGTCTGAGCTAGTGATTTATAATCGGTGTTAATCGCCCGAGTTTCCATAATTGGGCGATTTGAGGTGATCATGTTGTAGATGTGTTGAGCTAAGTTTCTGAAATGGTTAACTGGAAAGGTTACAAGTTCCCCTTGTTCGCCAGCAAACCCGACAGAGTGACCATATCCTACGGTTCTATCGAAATTTCCGTAGTAGAAAGCCCACATTCTGCTTAATTTGTCGATAAATGCGTTTGCTCGAAGAGTATTAAAGAAAGAATCGGCTTTCCCTAGTAGTACTCCAGCGCAATCTTTAGCATCTTTAGCAGCAAAGTAAGTATCTGTGCTATCAGAATTGAACATTTCCATAATTCACCTTATTTTTTAGGCTTAATATTCAACATCTTATAAAAATTTTGAATATTTACGCCTTTTTGTTTACTTTCAAAGCTTTGTCGGTTATAAACGAACGTATCTTCCGGTCTTAGATTGAGGTCATAGTGTGCGGGATACGGATTTTTCGTATAAATGATGTGACGGACGAGATAAATTAAGGCATCTACTAGATCGTAGTGATGTCCCATTGGTGATCTAGCGAATTGCTTGTGATGTTTATCCCATTTTACGTTATCAAGATGCTCAATAAGCTGTTGACAACGTGGATTAATAATAATTTTCTTATTTGCAATCATGACGCGGAGCGTATTAATCGCTGCTTCCTTGTCATCTTTTTTGGCTGCGATGAAATTTATCTCTTTATTACTGAAACGGCTGATCTCGTGGGTCACGATGTAGTTGATATCGCTTACGCGCATATACGGTTTTTTAATTTCATTGGTGAGTGGATTGGTCCAAAGCTCTTCTTCTTTCTTTTTAATAGATTCAACTAGCTTTGGTATCTGAACTTCATTACCGTTTACAGCGTACTCGTCTTCAATGATGACTTTATCTGCTTTAAAATCGTAATAGGCGAATAATATCCCAGTTAAGTCATGGAAACCCAAGTCCATAGATTCGTAGGTGTCGTAGAAAACTGGTTTTTTCCACTCTTTAACGATTTCTGTCTTGAGTTCTGGAGTAAATTCTGGTATAACTGAACTAGATGGGTCTTTGATAATCTCGCAAAGAGCTTCGCGTTTGAAAGCCTCCGAGTTAGCTCCACCCATTTCAACTTCTAGTTCTTTGATATCTTCTGGAGTAAGCATTACATTATCGTAAATAGTCTTTACTACAATAGACTTTCTAGACTGAGCTTCTTCGATAAACTTAGCAAAATCATGATCTGGGTTTTTAGGAGGAGTTCCAGAAAGAATGATCTTACCTTTTGTCGTAAGTGTGGTGGGTAGGAGAACGCTATTAATAACGTCTTTAAGGTCAGACACGTCCTGGGCTTCGTCAACAATAGCGATGTTACTAGAACCGCCGCGAAGTTTCTGATAGTGTTGCGATTCAGAACCGGCTAATTGAATTTCTGATCCATTTGGAAAGTAATAAACGTAGTCTTTTGTACTAAAAGAAGGTTTGATGTCTTCTGGACAAGAATCTAGTACCTCTTTCATAAGAGGCCGTAAGATAGTGTTAATCTGAAGTTTTGTTGGAGCTACAAACTTAACGATAGTATTCTTATTTTTAAGACAAGCTTCTACTGCAAGAAGACAGAGGGTAAAGGTTTTACCAGAACGCCGACTAAGTAGCCATGTATTAATACGATGCGGGGTGTTATAGAATAGATCGTATAGATCTTTTTGATGCTTCTTTAATTTCCACACAAGTACGCCTTGACGCCAAAGAGCGTCCATTGCGACTTTTTTAGAAATCTTAGGTGTAGGTGTTGTTGTATTACTCATCACTCTTAATTGCTTCGATTAATAACTTTGGATCGATTGCGTCGATTCTCACTTGTTCTTCTGGTTGTTTATTGCCAGTTACTTTAAGTAGTACATCTGTATAGATTTGTACTTTCTTACTCTCTTCAAGGGTTAGCTCAAGACCACTCATAGAAGTCTTTTTAAGCAACGCTAATTGAGTTCTAGCGATAATTTCTGGATCAGATGACCCAAATGACTGAGCAGCTTCATCTTCTTTCTTATTGCCAATCTCAAGCGGATTAGCGTGCGCGGCTAGCTCCCGAAGATTCTTAATTTCTTCTTTTAGTTTTTGAATCTCTTTTGATTGCTCGATAATAGTTTTATACTGAGAACGTGCGAATGTTTGTAATTCTACAACATCCTTAAACTCTTCGAGCATCGACTCTAAACTCATAGCTTATTACCTAAATGATGCTGGCTTTAATCCAGTGCTCATCCGTAGAGAGGAGATAGAAGTTGTAATGTCTGTGATAATCTTATCTCTTTCTTTACTAGTTTGTTCGATTGCCTCGAGTTGAGCTTTTAGTTGCTTGAGCTTTTCAGATTCTGCTCGAGCTTCTAAAAATGCATACAGACCAGCGAAGATTAAACTAGCAGAAACAGTTTCCCAGCTGAATCCCACTAGCAAACTCTTAATACCAAAGGCAAAAAGAAGTCCTAGTGGGATATATTTAACATGTTGATTCATATAACCCTCTAATATTATTATGGTATTTGTATTATTTAAATGTGAACCGCTAAACTTTGAGTTGTCACAAGAGCGACTGTCGGCATTATTTAAACAAATACATACCGTATAAAGTTGTTAATAAAGCATCAAACTAGAAACAACTATAAAGTATGGATAGTTTTAATGATTTAATATGTAAGAATTGTCACGCGGCTGTACTAAGGGATCACCCTGACTACAAGATGGGGTACCTATGGTTGAAATGCAACTTGTGTGGATATTGTGAGAAAAAAGACGAGGAAAAGATGAGAAAGACTAAAGAACGTCAGGAAGTGTCTAAATAATAAAGTACTATCCACCCAACGAGAAGTGCTGACCATCCACTCTACTAAACTCAGCACCTAAAGTAAAGCCAGCATCTTTAAAGCACTGTAAAAACTCTTTACTGAACTTAACTGGTCCGCCTAGTGGATTTTCAGCAGCATTTAAGTCTATAGCTGCTGCCCAAGAATGGTAAGAGGTTGCACTCATTGAGCCCCTCACCATACGGATATTATAACAACCGTCTACGGTTTTAAGTTCTCCTGAGCATCCTCTTTGTACTAAAAGATCTAATGCTTTTTGAAACATAGGAACCATATCCTTGTTCATATAAATCTTAGTGCAAGATTTACCTGTGTTTGTATTAACTACTTGTTTAGCAAACCAGTCAGGTGTTTTAAATACAACACACCACTGAGCTTCGTTAGCCCACTTACCGTTTTCAATCTTACCGTAACGCACTTCTGCTTCTTTTGCTGTTAGTTTCATTTTGTCATACACTCCATTAAGATACTACTGAATTCAAAATTAACTTTAGATTCCGTTAAGTTATCTGGAAATATAGCACTTAATATATGATTATTTTCCGGTACATGATCTAGTTCTAGAGCACAATGTGCCACTTCATGCACCATAAGTGCTAGACGTTCATGCTCTTTCAGGTGACGCCAAATACGAGGGTCTATTTTAATCTGCCAATTAAAGAGCTTACGCTCACATACACCGATCTCATCACCTTTTAGCTCCTCAAATATAACCTCATATTGATTAGGAAAATTGTAGCTTTTACAGACGTTTTCAATCGGAGCTTTTACTTTTTCGAATACAGGAGCTAATCCAGGATCTACATTTACGCTAGGGATAAGAGAAGTTAAATAGGTTAATAGAAACCCTAAGAAAGATCCTGTTGCTATTGCTTCCATTCTTGATTTTCTCATTTCGCCCTAATCTTTTTCATGGTGGACTTAGATCGCTTAGCGTGACAGTCTGGACATACTTTACCACTCCACTGTCTACCAAAGTCGTCTACCCAGATACTATCCTTACCGTTTGGATAGCGCCCTTGTAAGATTCGCTTTTTAGGTGTAAAGCATACTTTACAGTATCTGGTATTTTCTTCTATCATATAATATTTAATTTTTTAAGTTCTTGTAAGATATGGCTCTCTGTGGGGTAACACGGACACGAGGTTACTGGAGCAGTTAGACTACAATATGTCTCTGAATAGATCCTTATTACTAAGCTCATCATATATAGTTGTTTCTAGAAAAGAGTTACTATATTTAAATTTTTAAATTCAGTTAAAATAAGAGAGTAGTCTTTGGATTTGAACCAACAATAAGCGTTTACACTTGCTTTTATTTTCCACCTATCTGTGATAGTCACGGTAATCTCCTAATGTAAAGAGCTTATTATATTTAAATCTCTGAATTCTAATAGCATAGCTACTTTAATTTTAATAAAAATATCTACGTTGTCTTCATCATAGTATAACTTCCAATTGTGCGCGTGTAGTTGCCTAATTATTTGAGTATCATAGTGGTACTGAATCATAATTCGGGCACTTTCCCACAGCGACTACAAGTCATACCAGTCTCACCTATAACCCAAGAATGAGGTCTACAATTATCTTCTCTTATTTCTTTATATGCTAGATCTATCTCTTTGTCTGATTTGGATCTAAGATGGAGAAATGTCGCAATAAAAGCTGTTATAAAAATAATTAATAAAATCATTGCGTCCTCAATCTTCCACAAGGAATGTTTAATTTATTAAATTCTTGTTTAATATCGATGTATTTATCTGATCTATGCTGAAAACAAAAGAAGGATATCTTTTTTACAGGTGAATCAAAAATCATATCTAGAAAAGTAAGTTTATACATAAGGTACCATTGTCTTTTTGTTATAAATCTCTAAGTTTTCGAACTCTTTACTTATTAAATCTATTTAGATACTAAAGTTACTAAATCTTTGGTAATCTGTTATAGCAAGGATATAGTCACAAATTACACTTTCTACTTTTAGTTTTTCCATTACAGAGGAGCTTTCTATAAGCCGCTTCATCATTTTTAAGTCCTGTTTTTTAACTTCACGATCAAGAACACCAAGGATTACACACACTAATACTGTAATTGATAATAAAATTAGTATAATCATTTTATAATATTCAGCTTTACAAATTCTATCATTATAGTGGCGTAGTGAACTGGGACGTGTCTCGCTACGCATACTTGCCAAGAGTAATTAATTACTGCATTATGTATTTTTGGGGTTATATTATTCATAATATGTTCAAACATTTGAATTCATGAATAATACTGTCATGTCTTCTATTAAAATAACCCAGGGCACTAACCTTAAAAGAATACAGAAATACTTCATTATCTAAGTTACTCACCTAATATCCTCAATTTATGAAGCTCGTTTATAATATCACTAAATAAAGTTACTTGATTACCAGTCAGAATATTACCATCTTCCGGTTCTATATAATCAACAACAGCCATCAGTATATCATACTCATCATCGATTGTCGATATCATAAATGCCCAATTCGTAAAATTCCATATGGATATGTAATGCTAATAAATAGTCATCCCCATACTCCCAATCGGGTAGCTTATCCAAACTATAAGCATACCCTAAAATTGCTCCATCTATCTCATCTCTCAGGCTAAAATACATTGGTTATACCTTTTTTCTATCACAAAAATACATTTATGCATATTTTGCATTACTAAAAAATCCGTCTAACTAACCTAAACTCTTAATGAATTCTTACTCTGGAAATCGAGTTAACAACTCTCGTATGACGTTACGTCAGTAACGAACGAGATACTCAATAGACGTTTCACTCTACGTCACAAACAAAAAAACATATATAGAACGTCGATGATACGACGTTACAGTGATTCACGAGTTTATTGGGATTTGTGTATTCTAAATCTCATCTAATATATTCAATTGCTCTAACTCAGCGAATATAGTAGGACAATTACATTTACATTTATACTCATCAGGATGGGTAGTAGTTAGCTTACTAAAGCATCTCATAGCGATATAATGTCGTATCTCTTCAGATACTCCCCATCCATCAGGGTATTCTCCCTCTATATCATTACTCATACGTTTCTCGTATAAGAGATATCTAAAGGAATCCCTAAAAGTATAAACTCTTTAATAATAACGTCACAAGGACAGGGTATTATTACAGGTGTATTACAAAAGTTCTGTACTATCCACATAGCTATAGTCATCTGATTGAGCCCTTCTTATTACTCTATATATTATTACTCTACTTATTACGTAGCATCCTCTTACTCTTCTCATTATCTGCATACTTTATTTCTGTAATAGATTCTCTATTAGGATAATTTCTTAATACGAAATTATCTGCTTCCTCTATTGAATCAAAGTAACCTATAATAACCTCGTAGTAAGCTTTAGAGACGAGTTTGACTATGACATGACCTAGATAGTCTATGTCAGTCTTTATTGAGTATTGGACAGCCTTATACGAGCTATAGAAGGTATACCCCTGAGACTGATACTGAGCTAAATGTTTAGCGTAAGCTAATCGATCATTATTAGTATCAACTAGCTTAATTTCAATCTGACGATAGTCTTTATTAAGCTGACGATACTTCTTGTTTCTAGACTTACATTCCTTAAGTATCCTACTCAATGTAGTTAATACATCCGAGCTTCTTACCAGTAATACTCTCTTGTTTCTAGAGTTCTCTAGAGCCAGTATTCCCTTACTATTACTCAACTCATATAACTTCTTAATCAACTTCATACCTATAGAGTTGTTTATTAAACCCTCTAATACAGCGTCAAATTCGTTTATACGCAGTAATCATTTCAGTAACATACATACGCCTATATCAGTATCCTCAACCTCGTATAACCCAAATACGAACGTTGTAGCCTAGTATATGGGTAGTCCCAAAGGGGGTGATATTGTTTCTAGATATAGGAGATAAGTTGTTGGGGGGACTATACTATTTCTAATCTCATTCGTAAAGTAACCTACCCCCCTACCCTATACTCCCCAACGATATCCAATACATATACTACTATATAATAGTTCTAACTACTTAGAATCATACGTTATCTATAGAGTGTATGATTCAATGAGTCAAGAGAGGAGAAGGCAGGGAAGAGAAGAACGAGATGATATTTTGAGGGGCATGAAAATTGAGATTCCTTTACATCTCAAGTTCCACCACACAACTCATCTCTCACATCCCAAGCTCCACCACACATTCCACACCTACACTCGCCGTGTCATCCCAGACACACACTCTCGGCTCCATATATAAGGTGCTATTCAACTGTGACAAAAAACGTCACTAAAAAACCCAATAGTCATCTAAGCTGTAAATAATTTAAACACTAAAGCGTATTAACAATCCAATAAATATAACGTAAATCCCTTGGCATCTTAGCTGCAATAGATAGCTGCAACTGAATCGAACGTTTTCGAGTTGTCGATTCAAGTCTCCCGAGTTAGATTCAGAGTAGATCTTATAAAACTGAATAAGCCCCTCAAGGTTACGATTGAAGCCCTTCACGCGATATCCTGTTGGTCAGGGTACTAGGGAGTGAAGAACGCCAATTAGCCGGAGTCAAGGGGCATCCTTTAATCTAGCCTAAGACGGTCACAAGCCCGGATAATAGAGAGTGAAGGAAATAATATGCTAAGTAAATTACTTTATTTAACTTGTGTCTCGGTATACCTCAGTGTTATCCTCGCTGCTCTGTATACTGCGATTGAATTCTTTAAACTGAGCTGATTTAAAAGGTGGTACGTATGCATAAGTCTAAAGTCTTGGTGCAAGTCGGTAACGTCTATTTCGCACGCCGTTGGTTTATAGACCGCTTCGGACGTGAGTCTGGGGGTAATCTCGCATTGTCTGATTCTCGCCTCATGGCGGTCGAATATGAGTGTATTGAGTCAATCAAGCGTGACGCCCTTCGAATGGGTATTGATCTCGCTGATATTAAAATCGTCAAGGCTAGCTAAGGAGTTATTATGTTTAATGATTATAACGAATTCGATATTGCATTGGCATTATATCACTGGTTACAACATAACTGGAATAGCCAGACCGATCCTTTATACGATGCATTCTGTGTCTTGACTGAACCAGGTATGTATAAACCTAGTAGATCAGATGAACTATTTGAAAACTTGGATAGCGAAGCATTGGATATTTACAATCTATTATCTAGGGATAACTGCGAATACGCATTGAATAAAGTTACCGGATATGTTTGCGAGTGTGTCGATTGTCCTAGTAACAAAAAATAAGGAGTTAATATGAGAACAATTTAAACCACGTACAGCCAAGTAACCCCAGATTCCGCCTTCCACGGGGATTTCAGCGAAACAGGTTGGATTGATTAAAAGGGTTGCAGCATGGAGCCCGACGAATATGACAAAGAAGAAGGCCTAACTTGTGTTGACCTCGCAGTAAAGTTCCTGCAGCACGAGGGGGCGATCCACGCAAGCTCCACCCAGTTTCACTCCGGCGTGTGGTATTCAACCGAATTCAGTGTAATAGACTATTCGAACGGCACAGAAGAAGAACGGTCTTTTCACCTGTACGGATTTACTGAAGAAGAAGAACGTGCTATCTGGCACGAACTAGTGAAGTATAAACTCACGACTGTTAAATAGGAGTTAATATGCTGTGTTACGAATTAAATAATAAAATCATTAAGCTTGCTCCAAAATATACTGTGTCCGACCATGCTCCGGACACGTTCGAGCGTCTAGTGCGGTCTAGTAACTCGGGACTAGTCGTTTGGGCAGGTGCGTCCGATAACACTATTTACGGAGATGCCAGCGTCAACCATGCGTTTCGTGCATGGCATGACTCGTTGCACCTCAAGTTGAATAGTGATTTCACCCTTCAAGGCGAGCTAGTGGTTGCAATGGAGCAAGCGCGTATTATCGGCGGTCAGTATGCTGATATCATCATGGCAGAGATCAAAGGCCAAGCGGAATACTTAACTAAGCATGGTCAATTCCCTACTAACCAATTGGAATTTATGCGTAACTATCTTAAAGGAGTTATTTAATATGTTAGTACTTACTGTCACGCGTCCCAATATCATTGGTCAGATTGTACGTAAAGAATATGACTCTTACTCGGATGTAGAAAATTATATCGAAAGACGTTGCGAGTCATTGGCAGACCAGGGATGGGAATTGAGTGAGTTATCAGGATCGACTAGTGAACGCTGTACTATTGAATGTACACATGATAATGAAGCGGATATCCTTCTAATCGAATGGTATACTGTAAAGGAGTGAATATGTTTGCATTCGCGATGGTTAGTGTTACTGTTATGGTTGTCGGCATTATCAAGGGATAACCGTTTTTAGTCCCGCGAGTAAACCCTTAAAGTTTAGGAGAACTTATGAAATACTATCCGCGTCTTAACGTTTATAAAGCGTCTAATAACTTCTTTAATCCTGTGACATGCGAAGCATATAGTTATAATTGGTGGCGATATGTTGAGCGTATCGGTAATAAAGTTATATTTAATAATTATCGATATTCCGTTAGTACGTCTAAGCATCAAACTCGGATGCAAGACTTGCTAACAAAGCTTGGCATTAATATTGATGTTACCGTTGAGTGTCCTAGAGGTTTGCAGGATCTCGAGTCTGGAATTAAGTATTATAATGTTCAGATTCAATCCTTGTGGATGGACATTCAAAAACCCAATACTAAGTTGAGTAATAACATTGAACGAGTTAATCAAATTAACCTCTTCAATGAAAAGATTGCTCAACTCAAACAATTGATTGCGATTCGTGATAAGGAGTAAATATGTCTAAAAAATATGCACTGATTAAATCTGACTCAATTGTATTCAATGGAGTAACTCTTTATCGTATCAAAGCTTTACGTGATATAGATGAATTCTTTATTAAGAAAGGGGACATGGGCGGGTATGTCGAGTCAAAGAACAATTTAAGTCAAGATGGATGCGCTTGGGTGTACGGTAACGC